ACTACATTTTCTTCCGCCCACACAAAGAGCGTAATTTCGTTCCTATCGGTGGTGAGCGTCAATCGATTAACCAAGATGCAATCGTGAAGCTGTATGGCTGGGCGGGTAACTTAACTTGCTCAAATGCTTCATTGCAAGGTATCTTGACAGGTACTTAATCACATCTATAGAAAAGGAAAATTATTATGTCATATTCAACTCTCCCCATTGCTGGTGTAGATATAGGTGAACTTGCTAACACTAACCTAAATTCTGCTGGCGTAGCAATTCCAACTATTGGCCCACTCGGTCTGCAAACTTTTGCCGCAGATGGCTTACGCTATGTGTTTGCCCAAGCTGGTGTTGCAATTGCGACTTCAACCGCTACTTGCGTAATCAACGCATCTACATTCCAAGCTACCTTGGGTGCAGGTACATATGTGTCAGGTGCTTCTATGGCATCAGGCGATTATGGCTGGTTTGGCAAGGCTAGTGTTTAATAGCAAAATGTAGTAAAAACAGGGGGTTACCTTAACTGGTAGCCCCTTTTTCCTTTTAACAACCTAATACCTTAGGAGAATTAAAAATGGCTTTACCTTCAGATACACAAGGAGCAGATTCACGCCTACAAGTACGCTTTTACAAAAAATCCGTACAACAAGAGCAAGAATCCATAGACGCTGGCAGACCAATCTTCAAAGATTTTGATTTTGTACAAATCTGCGTTGCTGGCGATACCCTAACCGAAATCGACACTTATGCGTTACAAAACCATAAGCAACGCTTTCCTATTCAATGGGCTAATTACATGAATAGACAAGGAGCGCACGATGAGGAATTAATAGGAACGCCTGTAGCAGAATGGCCCTTAGTAACAAAAAGCCAAGCTGAAGAATTAAGGGCAATTAAGTTCCAAACGGTAGAATCTATTGCAAACGCTTCAGATCAACAGTTACAGCGTATGGGAATGATTGCAGGAATGTCACCCTATGCGTTCCGTGACAAGGCAAAGGCATTTTTAAATCTAGCAACAACTTCAGCAGAAACCGATAAGCGTGAGCATGAAATTAACGCTTTGAAAGAAGAACTTGCCAAAAAGGAACTAGAAACTGCTAAAATAAAGGCAGAAACAGATGCGAAGTTAGCCTTAATGCAAGAGCAAATGGCTACTATACTTGCTGCTGTTGGTGAAAAGAAACCCCGTAAACAGAAAACGGTAGCCACAGAGGAAGCCTGATATGTCATCAACAATGCTTGAACTTGTACAGCAAGTCACCGCTGAACTTAACTTAGCCATACCTACTTATGTAGCAGGGAACACCAACCAAGATGTGCAACAGATTCTTGCGTTGATGAACCGTGCTGGGTATGACTTAATTAAGGAACACAACTGGCAAGCATTGGAGTTGGAATATCGGTTTTACACCACAGCAATCACCACAACCTGCGATACAACGAATAATAGCTATCTATTAAACAATATTCCAAGTACCGCAGGTTTGGACAATACTTATTCCATCGTGGGTACAAGTGTTCCCCAAGATACTTATGTTGATACAGTTCTTACTTCAACTAGCTTAAATAGTAGCCAATTATCTTCAGCAACATCGGTAGGCGGTACAGTTACTTTTAGCAAGACCATTTACCCCCTGCCGCCTGATTACGAAACCATTACCGATAACACCCATTGGGATAAGACAAAACATTGGCAAATGCTTGGCCCAGTCGATGCCCAGCAATGGCAATGGCTCAAGTCAGGCTATATCTCAACAGGCCCACGGGTTCGTTGGAGAATTTTAGGTAACAAGTTTGAAATTTGGCCGCCATATAACACCTTAGAGTATTTAGGGTTTGAGTACCGTTCTAAGGGCTGGGCGAGAAGTGCTGCCGATGCTGTGAAGAACAGCTTTACTGTTGATACTGATACAACCGTATTAGATGACACCATTATGGTGTTGGCTACAAAACTTAAATACTTCCAAATTAAGTCGTTTGATACTACCGCATTACAACAAGATTACAGTCGTTATTTGAGTATTGCTAAAGCAAACGATAAAGGTTCTGCAACCCTGTCTTTTGCACCTATGCCAAGTGCCGTGCTTATTGGCTGGGCAAATATACCCGATACTGGCTACGGGTCTTAATTATGGCGGTTGCTAAGAAGTTTACAGCTTCAGTCGCATCGTTAGCTTCCCCTATTGGTGGTTGGAACGCTAGAGATTCATTAGCTGAAATGAACCCGTTGGATGCGGTTCAGTTAATCAATTTCTTTCCTACGCCTTCCGATGTAACCCTAAGAAAAGGATTTACCAAGACTTCTACGGGAATTACGGGTAATGTGCAAACCTTAATGAATTACGCCAATCAAGATGGCACAAACACGCTTTTTGCTGTAGCTAACGGGGTTATCTATAACGCATCAACTTCTACAGCTACTTCCGTATTTACAGGGTTAACTAACAGCAAGTTCCAGCATTGCATGATTTCTACCGATGGCGGTAATTTTTTAATTGCTGTTAACGGTGAAGATGCTGCAATGATTTATGACGGTACACGCTGGGCTAAGATAGCCACCACCAGTACTGCACAGACCATTTCGACTATTACACGGGGTGGCACGGGAAACTTAACCGCTACCCTTACTACCGCTGTAGCGCACGGACTTGTTACAGGTAATCGGGTCACTATTAGCGGTGCTACAGAAGCAAACTACAACGGTTCTTATGCTATTACGGTAACGGGTGCTACTACCTTTACCTACACAATGGCTACTGCACCAACAGCTAACGCTACTGTAGTCGGAACTTACACAGTTATAGGCATTACAGGCGTAAACAGCAATGTGTTTGTTAATGTCAATATGTGCCAAAACAGGCTGTTCTTTGTACAAAAAAACACCATGACCTTTTGGTATCTACCAGTAGAGTCTATTGGTGGTGCGGCATTGGACTTCCCTTTAGGGGCAATAGCCCGTTCAGGTGGGTTCTTGCAAGCAATGGGAACTTGGACATTAGACGCAGGTTACGGGGTAGACGATCTAGCCGCTTTTGTTACCAGCATGGGCGAAGTTATCGTTTATAAGGGTACAAACCCTAGTGACTCTAATGCTTGGAGTGAAGTCGGTGTATGGCAATTAGGTCAAACCTTTAGCCGTAGATGCTTCTTTAAGTTTGGCGGTGATCTACTCCTATTGACCCAAGACGGTCTAGTACCCATGTCAGGCGCACTTCAATCTTCACGCTTAGACCCACGAATTAATCTAACCGACAAGATATTTTACGCTGTAAGCCAAGCGGCTACTAACTTTTATGCTGAATTTGGCTGGCAGATTAATTACTTTGCTAGTGAAAATATGCTGATATTGAACATTCCTACTGGTTTAGGGTATGAACAGTATGTAATGCACACTATTACGAAAGCATGGGCTAGATTTACTGGGGTAAACGCTATTTGCTGGGAAGCATCAGGGGACAATAAGATTTTCTTTGGTGGCAACGGATTTGTAGCGCAGTTTTATACTGAAACTTCTGATGCAGGGGCAAATATTATTGCAACTGCACAACAAGCGTACAGCTATTTTGACACCCGTGGGCAGTTAAAACGCTTTACCTTAGTACGCCCTATCCTACAGACAACTAACGGCTTACCGACTGTTTTATGCGGTATTAGCACGGATTTTGACACAGTACCTTTAACTAGCCAAATAGCATTTAACCCTGCCATTAACAATACGGGTACTTGGGATAATGCTAAATGGGATGCTGCTAACTGGGGTGGTGATTTACAAACCACAAAATTATGGCAAGGTGTCACAGGGACAGGGTTTTCAGGATCGGTCAATATTAATGTGGCATCACAGGGTATTGAGTTTCATTGGGCATCAACCGATTATGTAATGGAAAAAGGTGGAGTTCTGTAATTGATCTTGACGGATAAAACGATATTAGGCCCGTGGATTGCACATCGTTGCAACGCAGTATTTACGCCTGATAACTCCAGCACTATTGGCTGGGTTCAAGAAGATGGCAGGATTACAGCAGGGGTTTGGTACGAAGATTACAACCAAGTTTCAGTTACTACCCACATTGCAGTCGAAGAACCCTTAACTCGCAGATACTTAAATGTTATTTTTGACTACCCCTTTGAACAATTAGGGGTTAAGAATATAATAGCCCCAGTAATTAGCGATAATGATTTATCGATTGATTTTGTTAAGAAATTAGGTTTTGAGGAAAAGGCACGACTACTCGATGTTTTTCCTACTGGCGATTTGTTGTTTTTTGTAATGACAAAAGATAAGTGTAAGTACATAGGAGAAAGATATGGGAAAAGGCGGGTCAGCACCCCCACCACCTGATTACGCAGGGGCGGCTAAAGCTACAGCGGCAGGTGACTTAGAAGCGGCAAGAACTGCTGCGGCCGCTAATCGTGTAAATCAAATTACGCCTTACGGCAATTTGACTTATTCCATGAATCCTAACGATCAGGATCAATGGGGTAATGCTATGTGGACTGCCACACAGACCCTATCCCCTGACCAGCAACAGTTACTTGATTATCAAAATCAAACCAGTATTGGTCTTGGCAAATTAACTGGTAAAGGCTTGGGTTATGTAAACCAAATGATTCAAGACCCATTTAGCACAAAGAATTTGCCATCTTTAGGGTTTGATCCAGCCCAATCGTACCAAGATGCTTACATGGCTCGATTAAATCCACAAATTTTGCAAAACCGTGAAGCATTAAGCGTTGATTTGGCTAATAGGGGCATACCCGTAGGCTCTGAAGCGTGGAACAGAGCACAAAGAAATCAAGCGATAAAAGAAAATGATTTAATGTTAGGTGCTACAACTACAGGTTTTCAAACTGGATTATCTGCTCGTCAACAAGGATTTAATGAAGCGGCTTACCAGCGTAACGAACCAATCAATACATTAAACGCTGTTCGTACTGGTGCTCAAGTTACTAACCCTAGTTATGTTAGTGTTCCCCAACAAGCCACTACAAAAGGTGCTGATATGTTGGGTGCGGCTACTGCGGAAGGCAATTACAACACCGCTTCAGCTAATGCTCAAGCATCACAAAATGCTGGTATGACTAGCGGATTAATGAGTTTGGCTGGTACTGCGGCAATGGCGTTCTAATGCAAGATTTCTTTAACCGCCACGAAAAGGTCGCTTTGATGTTTTCAGGCGGTAAAGATTCTATTGCGTGTTTGCATTTGATTGAGAAGTATTTAGATAAGACGGTAGTTGTTTGGGTCAATACAGGGGCTAATTTTCCTGAAATTGAAGCGTTGATGGAAAAAACACGGGCAAAAGTGCCAAATTTCTATGAAATCAAGACCAACCAGCCTGAAACAGTTAAATCTAAGGGTTACCCAGTAGATGTAGTTCCTGTGAATTACACCGTATTGGGGCAATCAGTTACCAGTATTAAAGACTTTAAAATGCGTAGTTACTTTGAGTGCTGTTCTGAAAACTTTTGGATACCCTGTGACGCTGAAATTCGTAAGTTAGGTATCACGGGT